ATGGCTTTAACTGAAGCGTGGCTGAAAGCTAATAATGGAAAGGTGCGAGAGAAAGTTGAAGAAATAGCAGATCGTGACTCAATGGGTGTTCGGGTCTCCCCTAAAGGCAAAATTGTTTTCCAACTTCGCTATAGATTTGCAGGTAAAGCTGACCGGTTAGACTTAGGTACATACCCTCACATTTCTTTAAAAGATGCTCGAATTAAAGCTAGTGAGATGCGCGCCCTTTTAGACAAGGGATTAAACCCAAAACTTGAACAACGCATTCAACAACAAAAATATATTGATGCAAGTACATTTGAAGAAGTTTTTAATGATTGGTATCAAAGTTATTGTTTGAAGAAGAAAACTTCTGCTCAGCAAATTAAGAATACTTTTGAGCAACATGTCATTTCTGAAATTGGCGATTTACCAATTGACCGAATTACCTTGCAACAGTGGTTAGCCTTACTCGAAGAGCTAGCTGATGAAGTACCTTCAATTGCTGATCGAGTATTAACAAATTCAAAACAGGTTCTTAAGTGGGCTAAAAAGAGACAGTTGCTGGAAGTAAATGTTTTGTCTGATATCTATGCGAAAGAAGATTTAGGTATTGAGAGGAATAGAGGAACCAGATTTCTTACTGATGAAGAAATTAAAATGGTGTGGCTTACGATTGAAGAGTCAAATATTTTGCCTAAAAATAAGATCTTCTTAAAATTATGTTTAATGTTTGGTTGTCGAAATGGTGAACTTAGAAAAGCTAAAAAGACAGATTTTGATTTAAATAGAAAAGTTTGGATCGTACCAGTAATAAATAATAAGACTGGTAAGAAGACTGGCCGTGAAATAATTCGCCCTATTTTACCAGAAATGGAGGCATTAATTGTCGAGGCTTTCGACTACAACACCTCTGAGTATTTCTTAACAAATGATAGTGAAGAAACTCCTATGAGTCATGGATCTTCAAATTCATTACCCGCTTATGTAATGGAGCGCCTTAGAAGACATCATGATTACCATATGAAGCATTGGTCTCTTCATGACCTAAGAAGAACAGCTCGTACCAACTTCAGCGCATTTACATCACGTGATGTAGCTCAGCTCATGATTGGTCATGTAATGTCTGGCGAACAAGGCACTTATGATTATTACGAATACTTACCACAGCAAACTGAAGCATATGCAAAGTGGATTGAAAAAATTAAATCACTGACTGAATAGATGGGAAATATCAAATGAGAGATTGGGTCTATTTTTACATTGAACATACTATTAAGTATGGTGAGCCATTTTATAAAGAGATAGGATGGTCACTGGGTTTAAGGAATAATTTTATGGTAGTGAGTTTAATACATAGCTGACATAGGATTGATTAAATAGCTTTTAGAGGGATCTAAATATGTGTGCCAATTACGAACCTATCAGTAAAGACCGTGTTCACCTTCTAGATCTCTTCGAGCCGACTTTCGAATATAAAGCCGATGTCTACCCCGGCTATGACTGCCCTCTTATATTTTCCAAAGATGGAAAGATTGAATGGCGAGAAGTTAAATTCGGTATGATTCCACCTTGGAACCATGATCTTAAGTTTTCTAAGTACACATACAATGCTAGAACTGAGACAGTAGATAAAAAGCCAAGCTTTAGACATGCGTGGGCTAAAAGTCAGTTTGCTTTAATCCCAGTCGAAAAAATTTATGAACCGAGATATGTGAATGGCAAAGCGGAAAGATGGGGAATTTATCGAGAAGATGGCTTACCTTTCACCGTTGCGGCAATTTACGATTCAACCGTTATTGATGGGCAACAGGTTCGCTCAATGTCGATGCTTACCATCAATGCAGATAATCACCCTTTCATGAGCCAATTCCACAAGCCAGAAGATGAAAAAAGATCAATCATTGTCATTCCAGATGAATATAGAGAAGATTGGTTAAACTGCAAGAAAGAGGATACAGATCAGTTTTTCTTTGATATGCCTCTGGGTGAATTTACTGCCGACTACTTCCCAAAACCTAAAAAATCAGCAAATTAAAATACGGATAATTCCCGACCAAATGCACCAATCACCGCGACAAGTTACGACTAGTGCTTATTTATCCACAGTTTTTTAAATTTGAATTTCTTTCTAGCTCTAGCATATCATCTTGAATACGTAACAAATTCAAGGAGTAACTGTGAGCACTTTAAGCCCGTCCATTATAGAGATTAAGCCACACCTAAGGCAGTGTAACGCTTTGACAGAGGTTGCCTCTATAAAATTGGTTACTCCATCGACTAGAATTTCTGTTCCTTTAGCAATCGAGAAGATTTCCGCGGGATTCCCATCGCCTGCACAAGATTACATTGATAAAGCTCTCGATATGAATGAGCACTTAATTAAAAATGAAACAGCTACTTTTATTGTAAGAGTCGCATCGTTATCAATGTTAAATGCAGGAATTGATATAGATGACGAGCTTGTTGTAGATCGAAGCCTTGAAGCCAAACATAACGATATTGTCGTTGCCCTAGTAGATAATGACTTCACCGTAAAACGCCTCATGCTTGATGAAAATGAACGATGGTTAAAAGCAGAAAATCCTGATTATGAAGATATCCACCTAAGTGATGGACAAGAACTATTAATTTGGGGCGTTGTAACTTTTATCTTAAAAAATACAAGAAAACGATCATGAAGCATGAGGAAAAAGTCTTTTTTCTCATAGATGTTAATAACATGTATGTCTCATGTGAAAGAGTCTTTAATCCAAGTTTAAATAACAAACCTGTCATCGTGTTATCAAACAACGATGGCTGTGCTGTTGCACGCAGCAACGAATCCAAAGCTCTAAATATTAAGATGGGTGTGCCATTATTCCAGATCAAAGATATAGTTAAGCAGCATAATGTGATTGTTCTATCAAGCAACTATGCACTATATGCTGAAATGTCTAGACGTTTTCACAAGATACTTGGTTCATATGTCACTGAGGAAGAAGTAGAAGGATATTCAATAGACGAGTGCTTTGTAGATTTCTCAGCTTATGAGAAAAATTTTGATCTACAAACTGTAGGGCAAGATATGAAGGAAAGGATTTTGAAATGGCTAGGATTGCCAGTTTGCGTGGGGATTGGTAGAAGTAAAACAGAATCTAAAATTGCTAATCATATAGCCAAAAAGAATGCAGGTTTTAATGGTGTCTGTGATTTGGTAAATATGGATCCGTGCAACAAAGAATATTATTTTTCTCAAATAGATGTCAGTGAAGTCTGGGGCGTAGGTCGCAAACACGCTAAAAAACTTCATGCCATGGGTATAAAAACAGTCTTAGACCTAGCCTGCACTGAAGCTAGAGAGATGCAGAGACAATTCTCAATTGTCATGGCTCGTACAATTAATGAACTACAAGGCATCTCATGTATAGAGATTGAAGACACCCCACCCTCAAAAAAACAAATAATTAAGTCATGCTCTTTTGGTGCCAAAGTAACGGAGCTCAATGATTTAAAAGAAGCTATAGCAATGCATGCTCAAGAAGCATGTAAACGCTTAAGAGACGATAAATCATTATGTGGATGCTTAATTGTCTTTGTGCAATCTAGCCCATTTGATGAAAGTGCCCCTTATTATAATAAATCCATTTCTTATGCATTCCCTGAGCCTACAGATTGTGCTCTAGATTTTGTTAAAGCAGCCGTGGTAATGGTTAGTCACATCTTTAAAGAAGGTGTTAAATTCAAGAAATGTGGTGTCATCCTGACATGTCTTGAGTCCAAATCAGGCCATACATATGACCTCTTAACAGACTTCGAAACGATAGAAAAGAAAGAGCATCTGATGCAAGCTCTTGATAATGTCCACACAAGATTTGGTAAGAAAAAACTAGGAATAGGAACTTGTTACGTTCCAAGTAGAAATTGGGCCATGTCTCGAGATAAGTTGAGCAATAACCCGTTCAAATGGGACTCTCTACTTGAGATAAAGAATTGACCTACAAGGCCTTAACACATATCCCAACATTTACAGAAGTATTAATAGTGTGAGCTGTGCAACCTGAGAAAAGGAGGCACAGCAATGTGATGATCGATGCAACTTTAGTACGTTTACACATATAAGTTACTTCTTTAAGAAGAGCGCTCGCTCAGCTTCTCTTCGACGAACTAGACCGGGCAAAACTTTACCACCTGCCTTTTTCCATGCAAGGAATTGATCAGCAGCGCCTTGATAGTCACCTTTATTAAGTTTCTTCAATAAGGTTGAATCTTTAAAAGCACTTGATCCAATGTTGTAGGTCAGAGATACCAAAGCATCAAACTGACTCTGCGTTAAAGGCACACTGACAGATTCATTTACAGCCTTTTCAAACTTTGCTAGATCATGTTTAAAGTAAGATTTGGCTTGCTCTAAAGTACAAGTGTCGCCTTGCTTAACTTTATTGCCGCTTGGGTAAAATGTTGTACCAATGCCAATGGTCCAGACCCCAACACCGTCGTCATAGGCTTTAGTTCTGGTGTCTTCAAAGCTTGTGATTAAATCAACACCAATCTGGCTTGTAGTCCTCCCACCAGATGAAAGCTTATCGACTACTTTGTTTAAATCATCCACTTGATCTTGTGTGAGCTTGCCGCCTGCAATTGCTCGAGCAGCATCAAAAAATGGTTTAGTGCTCATCTCGTTCCCCTTTCTTTTTTTCCAGTTCAGAGCTACCAAAATAAAAACCACATGCTGTTGTCATGGCGCCAGCAATAAAACCTAATGCAGTATTAATCAAATTGCTGTTTTCTCTAGGCATATCGACAAAGAACAAAGCAATGACTAAAACAAACATCAAACCAACCAATGCAAAAGCCAGATATGCTCTTGTGTTTTCACTATTCATGGAGCGCCCCTAAATGCAATTTTTGATTCAATAACAGCAACCTTCTGATTGATGTCAGATATTCGCTGTTGAGTTACTTGATTTGATGAAACTATCCATGTGCAAAAGGTAATAAGCGAGGCAACAGCAACACCACTTACTATCTTAAGTAGGTTAATAGCCCCCTTCGCTTGTTGAATATCACCTTCCAACCGCTCGATCTTCTTAGCGTTCTCATCACTAAGAGATTTATGTTGTTCATTAATAACCGTTAGCCGAAGCACTGTTTCCGAAAGTGTTTTTACTTCTTGCTGAACAGAATCAAGTTTTCGCTCAATACGTGTTCCATATGTCTCTGCTTCAGTCATGCCTTCCCCCTAATTTCGGCAATAAAAAAGCACCCGATTGGGTGCATTTGTTAGATAGCTTCTAAAAGCGATTTTACTTTTCGAGCTAAAACTTTGTGTCCATTATCATTTGGATGTAAGCCATCTGGTGAAGGCTGACCATCTGCCCAGAAGTAGTACTCATTAGCAGCAGGCACATAAACTGGTAAGTTAGATTCATGATACAAATCTAAATAAGGTATTGAGTAGTGCTTAGCATACTGAATAACTAAGTTTGCAAGCTGCTCAAGTGTGTACCCCATCGAGTTATTTGCAGCATTTGAACCCCAGTTATTTAATCGCGGTAAAGGAGTAAATACAGCAAGCTTGTGCTTTGGAAACTTAGTGATTAGCTTTATAAATGTAGTATTAATACAGCCCGAAATAGTTGATGTGGTTGTATCCAAAAAAGTGCCTAAGGCCTTATTACCATGGTTCCAATCATTAGTACCAAAGAACCACGTGACAATATCAATATCATCTGGTGATTGTGTAATATCGTCTGCAACATTAAATCGACCATAGTATCCAGTGCCCGAAATACCATAGTTATAAATCGTCATCCCTCCAACCATCTCTGCGACATAGTCATGGTAGTTCAAGTGCGATCTGTAATTGTGCTCAGTAATACTGTCCCCAATTACAATCCACTTTTTCCCCATTAATATGAGTGAGCCATTTCCTATGGCTTCAATTTGCTTACGAGCTAATATGTCAGCAATTGGCTTGCCATTTATTCCGACAATTGCATCATAATCGACAATCTCAGTGCCAGCCATGATTGATAGAACTGCACTGATATCAAAAGATATTGAAGGTAACTTAATATTTAATAATGCATACTTAGCAGCGCTTCCGACTGGTACTGTAAATGTCTTCACATTTGCGTCTGAAGTGTCAGTTAGAGATATTTTTCCAAGTGTTGCACCTAATCCAGTCGAGTTGGTTGATCTTAAGGCAATAACAAAAGCAGTTGAGTCAAAATTACTTGATCGAACAGCATATGTTTTTCCCGCCTCAACTGGGAATTGCCCCATTACTGTTCCTGTGGAAGTGCCAACTGCAGCGTCACTAGCTCTTACATAGAAGTTATTAATATTTGATGCAGGGCTATACAGTTGAATGGATTCAGAAATAGCGCTTTTCAGTAAAAACGCTGCACGGGCAAAAATGTCAACAATTTCCCGTCCAGAAATTTTACTGACTGTCTCTTTTTCATTAATCGTTGTGCCGATATTAACAATGCATGTTTCACGGATATCAAAATTGTATGCTGGTAGTAAAATACTCATAAATGCATACTTGGCTGTACTTCCAGTTGGCACTGTAAAGGTCTTCACATTTGCATCTACGGTATCTGAAAATGTAACTTTCCCTAAGGTTGGCCCAACTGCTACTGAATCAGTATCGCGAAGTACAATAATAAAAACTGCTGGATCAAAACTTGATGACTTAACCGCATAGGTTTTCCCTGCTTCAACAGGAAATCTATTGAGTGCTGTTGATGCATTTGCTGCAATATTATTGGTGCTTACAGAAACGAATAAGCCACTAAAGTTGTTAGATTTTTGATAGAGATTAAGGTTGTCAATGGTGAATTGAGAAAGTGTGAAGTTCTTAGCTTGATCAAGCGGGCTCAAACCCTCATCAATCCAACTTGTACCATTCCATAAATATAGTTTCTTAGTATCAAAAGCATAGCCAACTGAAGGATTGACAATGGGCGTAGTGGCCAACAAAGCCGCTTCTGTTAAATAAGCCTTCCAGCCACCTGTTTCCATTAAAACTCGAACTAATTTTGCAAGTGTCGGGTAAATCTGCCCCAATCGTGTTAGAACATCCTCAGCATCAGTTCCACTAATAAATAACTCCAAACTATCAGCATCTAATGAAGCATTTTCCAACTGTTCCCGAGTAATGATATCTGACATTACTTTTCTCCAAGCATAAAAAAAGCCCCAGTTAAGGGGCTTAGATTTCTGTTAATTAATTAAATAAAGTCGTGGTCACGCTCATAGAATCGGTCATCATAATTAGATGCTTTCAGCGTGTTGGTCATTTGGGTTTGTGGTGTAAGTTCTTCGAGCATGAATGCATCAATCTCAGCTTGATCTGCTCTGACTAGTGTATAGAGCGTCTTCACATATCGATCAGGATCAACAACAAGTGGTTGAACTGGTGGTCTAGATAGAACTATTGAATAGCCATCTGTTCCGACAGTACACGGCACCATGTCAACTGTTGCATTTGCAATTTGCAGATGAACATAGTAATCATGCCCAACTTCAAACTTACATGGCTGAGAGGTCATTATGGTCAAGCCATCTACACCAGTAACTTCACCATCTTGGGTCTCAACAACGGTGTTATTGGCATTTAAGATTCGGTCATTACGGATAAGCAATTCAGACTCATCTAACACTTCCATTTCACAAGACACGTACTTGTAGCGGAGCTTGTTCCATTCTCGCCAAGCACGTGTTTTTGCTTGAGCTTCATTGCGAATACCTGTGGTCGTGATCTTTAGTGGATTCTTAGGCGTGACATCTTCAGGAATGGTGTATTTGATACGGGCATCATCTATATCAGAAGTGTATTCAAGCTCTACCCCGTCATAATCTTTCTGCACACCAAATGTATAAGAGCGCTTTTCAGTTAAAGGCACTTTGTTTCGATGATTAAAAAGCAAGACTGAATTTTCTTGAGGCTGCTCAAACTTGATTCGAGTAAGACTACCGAACCGGTACGGCTCACAAAATGCAGCACTTGCAACCATGCCCGCAATTTCCTCAAAGCTTAGATTGTCATCGTCAATCGTATAGTTGAACTCAGACATAACATCTGAGCCAAAATATGCATTCACCTTGTCAATCTCTGCATTGATTTGGGTTATGTCCACTTCTGCACTAGTTCGACGGCCAATGTACTCATCCAAAGCAAGGTTAATTAGTGCTTGACCTGCTGAGCGTGTGACTTGTAAAGGCCCTGTACCGTCTACTGGCAGCTTGCGATTGACTAAGCAATTGAGCTTACGTTCTTTGATAGACAAAGCGCCATCAGTGGCAACCGTACGAGACCGAACAACGGTTACATTGCCGTAGTCACTAATGCTTGAATCCGTCATGCCATATACAGACTTAATCTTACATGTATCCTGCGTTTTACCTGCTTGAGTCGGTGTTGTTCGGCTTAATCTGAATCGGAAAGATCCAGCCGTTGGCAAATCGATATAAATAGTTTTACCGAACTGTGATTTGTTATTAGCTCGAATCTCTTGGTTAATGGTTGTGATAGTTCCAACTGGATCACCATTTCCATCGATTGCCTGCAATTCAATAATTACTGTGATCTTTTCTTCCCATACCCCACCTTTACTGTCTTGGTAAAACAAGCCATTAGGAAAGAAGAAGTTAAACACTGCTTGCGTTGCCTCTGGCATATCGAAGTTAAACCACCCGACATATTTAGAACTTACAGCATCAAAGCGGACTAAAACGTCTTGTCCTTGAGTGCTTTGGTTTGGCAGAGTGAGCAACTTATCCCAATCACTATTGATGGCTGAGGGGTTCACTAATGCAATCGTATCTGCAGTTACACTGTTAATTGTGTAGGTATCATCAAGAGTTATTGAATTAGAGTTTCGGTTTAAAGAAGCACCTGCTGTAATGGTGTAGCTGTTATTTACATACTGCCAGTTAGCATTGACCTTTTCAGGATTTGATAAAGTAATTTCATAATGAAAACCACCTGAAATAACAGTCTTCGTCACCCCTGAAACTACATATTGCCCAGATAGATCGCGGGTATTTGTTTCTGTTACTGGTGGTGTGCCTGAGGTAGTTTCTATATCAACTAATGCACCAGTGAGCAGCAATCCTTTAAACAGGTTTGGATTATCAATGTTTGTAGAAGATTCGATGATAACCATCTTATCTTCATTCACCATGATTGATCCTGAGAGATTCACATCTTGCACGCCATAAACCGCACCACTCAAAGCAATTCGGTCATTAGCCGCAAACTTCTGTGTGAAATCTAAGCCAGTCGCTTTAATTAAGTTCGGACTTTGAAACCAGATACTGCTTGACTCAAGTACTGCACTATTAGGCTGTTCAATGGTTTGGCCATTAATTGATGATGAAGTTCTCACATACTTTGGTAATTCAGTGAATGGCTCACCTACTTGATAGATTGGTGTTCCAATAATTGAAGTAAATGGGTCATAAGCAGAAACCGATGTGCCAGCAATATTAGCGACATCAGTATCGCCATCGCGCATATCTAATATTTGACAGTAACCGCGAGTAACTGCCATCAAGCACTCTTCGGTTTCGACACCATCAATATAAATAGTATATGTCTGTGCAATTAAGTCAGGATACGAACGTACTTGCCCAAAGATATCAGGAATACGCCCATTAATACGTGCTTGGTTAGATCGTTGCGCTAATTCGTTGTTAGATGAACCCACAGTAGGCGATTGAGGCTTAGGCATCGTCAATACAGTGTAAAGACTATATGCCGCAGTAATTGCCACAATTGCATAGTAGAGGAACTGTAGCCAAGCTGGCTGAATAACTACATAGAATGTGCCATCAAGAGTTTGAATGTGCTGGATCTGAACATTAATTTTCTTTGGGTGATTCGGAGTGACATCACACGACTCAGCAATATGATTGTGGTAAATCCTGGCATTCTCTGGCCACACATCAAACTGCTGGTAGATGTATGCTAATACATCCTCCACATCTGCTTCTGACCATGTAGATCGATCATAAACATCAGGAACGATGATGGCTTTTTTCAAACTCATTTGTAAAACCTCGTTTCCCGAAAGTTCATCGAAATAATCTCAAGAGGTACGTACTGCACCCCTCTTCCTGTTAAATGCAAAACCTTGTCGCAATAAAAAAGCCCAACATGTGTTGAGCTTCTTGGGCCATTTGAGAAAAAGGCAATGCAAGGGGATTGTGGTTCCTCCAACTCTTGGAAGTTTCCCTTGCCATTTAGGAAAGCCATCAGTCTCTTTTTAAGTTTTTCACCTGTGACTAATTCCCATGCTTCACAAAGAAAGTCATTGCAAGTGTAGTCCTTAGTCCAGACACGGCTATGAAGGTCGTCTAGGTTCATCTTTAACAATCTCCATTACCTGTTTCACTGTTGGGATTTTCTTACCTTTATGCGTCAGATCAGCGTTTGCATCACTAAATATCACATCTAAAGCAACCAAATCCGACAGCTCATCTTGATAATCTTTTGTATCAACAAAGACCTTTTCGCCCGATCTAGCACTTTCTTCAAGTTTATGTTTCAGCAACCCAAGCTTTTCTGCCAATTCAAGATCAAATTGCTGTTTTTTTTGAAGGGGTAACTTTTGTTTTTTCCCAGAGCGAATACATATAATTAGAAGCACTAGAATTATAAATATTATGGCAACCATATCTGTCTCCTTATTTAGATCATGCCCCGCAATAATGGGAACCGCTCAAGATCATAGATTTCACCAGTCCTTACACTGTTAAGTTCAGGTGCTTGAGCGTCAAAGGTACAGTTGCCTGAGCCATCTTTAGACATAGAAGCAACTTCTAGTGTCTGTAGTGACACCATTGGAGCTGTTAAGTCATCATCTCGATACAGTCGCCACTTCACTGTAGGTCTAACTTTCCAGTTGGTGCCACGCCGAGCAGATACAACCGATTTAATAAGCTCATCCTCAACATCACCTATAGTAAGGCTAAGTTTCTGATCAAGGTCGTTAGTGACTGTAGAGCGCTGAATGGACATTGCTTGATAGTCATATTGAATGTCAGGCCCTGCCGACTCATGCTTTACAACTACGCCTTCAGTATCGTTTTTGACGAATCGAAAAGGCTCTGTAAAGTCAGGATGAGAAATCTCTACACACTCCAACGGCACCACACCACTGCTTGAGTTTAGGAAGTATGATTTATAGTCAGGCATCTATATTCCCTCCATGGCATTCGGCAGGTCTTCATTCACGAGTTCTTCTAGTGGATTGACGATTGACGCTAAGTCCTGATTTCCATTACCAGCTTCAACAATGATGTGATTTAGCTCTGAATCAACAATTGGCTTAACTCTTAGTTGAGCTGTCACTGTATAGACTGGACCTTGCATACTTGATAGCTGAAAGCTGTCTTCTACAAAGTAACATTCGTAAGGCTTAAACTCTGGGCCGTTCACTCGAAGTGAAGCGTTAAATCTCTGCCCTGGTGTTTCACACCAAACGTTATAGAACGCATCAAGATATTGAAACCCAACATCAAAAACCTTCCATTGAACATTTACAGTGTGATACCCGTTTTTTAATCCCCTTCGGTAACGTGGTGCACCGCCATCCAGTTCTTGGGAAATCACTCCGCTCTTTAAACTAGCAGAGTAGCCTTCTTGTGTTGAGCAATACATTAATGTGTTCATATTTGTCCCATAAAAAAACCGACCTCTTTATGGGTCGGTTTTATGCTTTAATCGCTGCAATAATTTCTGGTAATTTCCACAGAAATATTGGTACTGAAAACAATATTAGAAAGGCAACAATTGTCTGCCATAATCCGTATTTTTCAATAGACACTTTCATAAGCTCCACTGTTGGTTTAAAATGCTCCATATAGATTGTATTTCTCCTTAATCTCGTCGGGTTGAGTTGAATAAAAAACCTCAGTGCGCTAACACTGGGGTTTTTGCTTTTATAGGATTTTAAATCCCTTCCTTTGTCGTTTCATCCTGCGGTTTTTCCACATTCAGAAATAGAAAAACCACCCGTAGGTGGTTGTTTCTCCTTATACCTGTAACTTTAAAATTACAAGTTTCACTTCTCTACCAGTTGTCATCATTCTTTTGATTTTGTATATCTTGCTTATATTTAGAGATCACTTCTTTAAGGCCAGCTTCAACTAGTTCCTTATCTTTAGGAACATAAATGCCTACCTCGTAACCTTTAGCCACAATCCCCGCATTTATAGTTGTCTTTGTTTTTAATAATAGGTCGTTAAACGTAACGCGAGCTTTATTATCTTTGGTGTCTACTTTTACAGTAAAAAGGATTAAATGGTCTGCATGTGCCAAGCAATTCCATGTTCCTGAACAAGGGTATTGCATATTTCCTTTACCAACAATTGTGCCAGTGCTAGCATCTTCATATTGGATAACAGAATTTGCAGACTTAAAAGCCTTAGCCATCCATATTTTTGAAGAATCATAGATTTGTTTCTGAGCCATATTAGGCAATTCAACAACTTCTGAAACCTCTTTTAGAGGCTCGCCAGCGAAAGTACGTGTAACGCTAAAAGTTAAAATAGCTGCAATTAAAATTCTTTTCATAAAAATACCCCTTGTTTAGGGGTAATTTAACAAACTGGTCATTAAATGTCATATTTATAAGAAACTAGAATAGTATGAAGTCTTTGTTCTTAGTAATGAATTTTATGCTCATTAAGTAAACTATATAAACGAATTATTTCCTTCTTTGATGCCAACAGATCATCTTGATAGTTTAAAGTCTTTTTTTGAAGATCTTGATATTCATTTAATAGCATCAAATGCTCACGTTGCACTCCAATTACTGCTTTATTCTCGCGTTCCTCAGCTGAATGAATACCCCTTTCCATCAACTCAAGCATAGCTGTGTTAATGGAAATATTTCTCTGCTCTGCAAACTCAACTATTTCTTCATAGAAAGGCAGTGGAATGCGAATCTGGGTACGCTTCCAGTCATCCTGATTCTGTGTACGCGTTTTCTCAGTCATTTAGAAAGCACTCAAAATAAATATTGACACTAGATTAGTATCAATATAAATTTATGTCAATGTTACTAATCTAGTAACAAACAACCCTGCCGACTCTCACATCAAACAGGGCTTTGTATCATTCCCAGACTAAGGAAAATCAACATGCCTAATATAGCACAAATCAATGATACGCAAGTATCAATCATTAACTTCAATTCAATTCCTGTTGTCACTACAGAAATGCTTGCGGACTTCTATCAAACTGATGCAAAGCATATTCAAAATAACTACCTCAGAAACAGCGGAAGATTTATTGAAGGAAAGCACTTTTTTAAACTTGTTGGCGAGCAATTAAAGAAGTTTAAGAACTTACCCTCTTTAAGAGGGTTAGTTAATAAACGCGCTCCACACCTTACATTGTGGACAGAACGAGGAGCAGCACGCCATGCAAAGATGTTGGATACAGACCAAGCATGGGACGTATTCGAGCAGCTCGAAGATTCATATTTTGTACGTAAAGAAATATTAGCCAAAACCCATAAAACAGAACGCGAACCTTTAACAAGTGCCGTAAATCTGCTTGTGTCTAAAACCAAGCATTTGAACTATAGCGATGCTTATAAATTGGTTCACCAACGTTTCAATGTTCAGCACATTGATGAAATTCCATATGATGTAATTCCTGTGGCAGTTGAATATGTTCACCACTTGATCGCTATGTACAGCAGAGCTGAGAAGTACAAAGAAACTGAACCACATATTCATACTGTATTGCGAGATAAGGATGTTCAATTCTTGATGTGGTATGTTCCAATTCTTGGCAAGTTCATTAAGAATGAAATCTATCCAGCCTTAGCAGCAATTCAAAGTAGTTATGCGGGTCGTTTATGTGGTTTAGCATCTGAAGCAGTCTGTCATGCTAATGCTTTAAATCGTAAAGCAATCGGCTATGGCCTTACTTTAGAGCATGTTGGGAATAAATCGCCGCATGACATAGAATGGTATCTTGCCAAATATTAAATATTGATTCACCTCCAAGTATTAAAACCCCCGCTGTGTAAACATTGGGGGTTTTTAATTATAACCTTTTAGGAGCTACATTGTAGTTCTGCTTAATGGCCTTATTCATCCCGCTATTAGGGTTGCGTATTTCTTGCTGAAATACTCTTTTTGCCTCATCAGCAGCAAGCTGTCTAATACGAATGTCCAGCGAACCATCATCATTTCTGGTCACATCAGCCGTTTGCCCATCCATTACATAGACATTGACAATTGGCTCTAAAACAGTGGCACCATTAGATGGATTAGAATTAATTGCTTGGAATTGATTCATTTCACGTTGGGAAGCCAAGAAATTTGTTAAGTCTTGGTTCTGGCGTGGTGAAACAACTCGTTCGCCTTTATCAAGAAGATATGTAGCTTCTTTAGGTACATAATCCTTACCACCATGGAAAACACCAGCAACAGACTGGATATTCGAAACAATACTTGCAGTACTGGCTGCAACACTCGCCATAGCAGCTAAGTTATAAGGGAATGGGTTTGCAGCAGCTTCAGCAATACCTGTTTGAATAGCCATGATTGAGCGAGCAATTGCAAACGCCTTTTCAGCAGCGAACATTACTTTAAAAGCTTTCGATTGTTCCCCACCAATGGTCTTAAAAATTTCTACATATGATCCAGTTATCTGTTCACCATATGAGAGATTGGAGTCATATTGCTCGTTAAGTAAATTCTTGTACTTCTCAGCATATTCTTCCTGAATCAGCAATTTAGTCTCTTCATGGATTCTAACTGCATCTTCAATCCTCTTGTGATATTGGAGAGTATCAATCTCTTTTTTCGCAAGTTGGGTCTTGTAGTCCTCTCCCTTATTGAAAAGAGTAGTGTCATTTTCTGAAAGAGCATTTCTTTCACTAAATTGCAATGATAGGCCTGCTCTTTGACCAAGAGGAGCTACTAAAAGGTCTCTTTGCTGTTTAAGCTCTTGCAGGGCTTTTAAATTTGACTGCTCATATGCCTCCTGTTGAGCCTGCTTGGTAAGCTTAATAAGCTCCAACTCATGCTGATATTGCTGATCAAGATATTTAATCGCTTCATCACGCTGATCCTTACTTAATTCAATATCATGAGCCGCATTAAACTTCTTGCGGTCAAAACTATCTTTAAGTAATTGCTCCTCGGTCAAATTGAATTGCTTGTAATCATCCAACTTGGTTTTTAAAGCTTGTTGAGCAATCGCAATATCAGTTTCTGCTCGAGAAGTTAACTCAGCCTTGATTTCTTTCGAACGCTCAGGCGTGAAGTTAGCCTTATCAACATCCTCCAACTTTTTGGCAAGATCATTTCTAATCTTGGTGACTTCATTGGCAACATCATTCTCCAACTGAAGACGCAACTTAGCCTGATCTTCTGCCATTTTTGTGGCATCTTGCAGCAGCTTGTCAAAGTCTTTAGACGAAATGTCATCAGCACTAAATCCATTAAACCCAGCTACATATGACTTAACGTTAGATAGATAATTTTTGGTTTCCTTGAATCCATTTGCCTTACCAGTTCTGACGTTTTCAGGGCCTGCGTTGTAGGCCATAACAGCCTTCTCGACATTTCCCTTGAACATTTTAAGAAGATCTGAGACGTACTTAATCATTCCATTGATACTTGACTCCTCACTTTTCACATTCACGCCATATTGTTTAGCAGTACCAGGCATGAATTGAGCTAAACCTTGTGCACCTACAGGGGAAGTTAATAACTTTCCTTTCCGGTAGGTATCCCCTCGGCTTTCTTGCATAATCATACCTTCGATTAAACCTTGAGGTATATTCGCAGAAGCAGCCTTTGAAGAAATATCATACTTAGCAGAAAGTGCACGAACTTTGGCATTTACAGTAAGTACTTTTTGCTGTTTTTCAAGCTCACTTGTGTGCTTGCGTTCAGCGGCAGTTATTTCATCTTTTTTTTCCTTAAGATTATCTAGTGCCTTTTGTGCGCGCACAATCTGCTCTATTTCTTCATTAGTGACAATTGCGGTTGTACCTGGTACAGCGACGGCTTGTTTTGCCTTTTGCAGCTCAATAATCTTCTTAATAGTTTCTTCACTATATCCAAGATTCAACAAAGCAAGCTCTTCATTGGAATTAAGAACTTCCGTGCGAAGACTATCAAAGTACCCTTTTTGGGCCTTTGTTGCTTTTTGCGCTGCACTCTCATTGCCAATTAAAGCTTTTGAGTTGTCATCAATGCCAGCAACTGCTGTCTGAGCTTTTCGACCAGATAATTCAACTTCAATACCAAAAAGCTTTAACGAATCTCTTGTCGTTTTTGCTTCCTTAGCATTCTTTTCAAATTCAGCAGTATTTTCTTTAATTGCGTTATAAATATCCTTGCTAATACGCAACTCATTAAAGCGTTTAACTGCATCATTCATGCTAATAGTGCCATCTCTAGCATCATTAACAACCTGAACAATGTCTTTGTTGCCTTTGTAGAGTTGTGCAATAGCGTTTAGCTGGATATTTATCTTACTACTAGATTCAGCAAGTGCCTGATTCTGACGCTCAAATGAAGAAGTCATATCATTTATTGCCGAGTCCTTTTCTAAGCCTTTTAAAGCCAAGAGTTCATCTTTTGCCTTTTTAGCAACTGCTGCTTGTTCTTCAAGTTTCTTATTAGCCTTATCAGAGTTGTCGCGCATTAATAGATAACCAGCTGCCAAGCTTGCCACAGTAATGCCAATGCCAACTGGACCACCAAGAACACCTAAAAGTCGAGAACCTATTCCCAAAGTTGCAGCATTCGCAGCCGCCGATCTAGATTGTGCAGCAGCTAAAGCACCCTCAGCTAAAGCTAGTTCACGTGTGACTTGTGCTTCAATTTTCTTAAGTTCAGCCATACGTGTTAATGTTGCTGTACGCCCTTTTTCAGTAATTTGAGACTTTAAGCGCTGTACTTCTAGAGCTTTTTCCGCGGCCAATGATGCTAATGTTGCTTGTGTATTTGCAACCACTGCTTGAGTGTTAATTACTTCTTGAGCCGCTGCTGCTCTGTCAGCTTGGATTGCTGTGTATTGTGCAATAGTTTGAGCAGCTAATTCTTTAGTCTTTGCAGCAACTGCAACGCCTGAAGCATAAATAGCTGGAATATATGTTCCCAACCAATATGCTCCACCAACCATCATTGCTGATGTTAAAACATCTAAGTTACCCGCTAATGTTTTAATAGATCCAGAAAGTACTTGTGCAGCACCTGAACTCTTGCCAGCCTCGCCAACAAACTTAGTAATTTCATTTCCAAGAAGTGTTAGAGACTGCCCGATAGTTATATCTGTTTTTGCAAATAATTCATCAACATTAGATTGAACGTTTTTAAGAGCACGTACCAATTCTTGTGATGTAATTTTTCCTTCAGCTGCAACTGATCTTAGTTCACCGACAGTAATTCCCATGCCTTGGGCAATAGCTTTAGCTAAAGCAGGGGTTTGCTCCATTACAGAGTTAAGTTCCTCGCCACGCAAGGTTCCACTTGCCAACGCCTGACCAAACTGTACTAATGCTGCATCAGCCGCCCCTGCACTTGCACCACTGATTGCAACAGCTTTTGAAACTGTCTCTGTTAGACGTGCAGTATCATCCATTGTTAGATTTAAAGTTTTAGCATTGTCACTAAAACGTTGGTAAACCTGTAATACAGAATCCCATGCAGAATAGGTTTTTTGAGCAATTCGAAAGGTATCTTCAGTTGCTTTATTAAGTTCTACTTGGTTATTAGTAACTAACTTGAGGCGATTTTGAAGTCCTGTGTATGTATCCATTTTGGAAATGGCGGCACTAACAGTAACAAGCCCAGCCATATAACCTGCAAGCTGACGGGTAGCTACTGACAACCCATCCATAGACTTAGTTGCAAAGTCACCTTTGCGCTCAATGCTATCTAATTCATTGCCTAGATTACGCGCATTACGCTCTGCATTTTTAGCATCAATTACAATGACGAGACGTGATTCTTGTGCCATCTTACTTTCCTCTAGGCAATAAAAAAACCCGCTTTCGCGGGTTAATGTTAATGAAGGTTTAGTACATTTTTAACTTGTCATTTGAATCTAGGGCAAAATTCACCTTTTGGTGTCCAATAGTGTCAGCCCCGTAACTATTTTCAGCTGTATATTCTAGATTAATTGTCAGCCCTGTTCCTTCTTGCTCTATATAAGCAACTTTAGGAATAAAAGAATATTTATTCTTTAAACTTATTTTTGCAACTTCAGCAGCGGTCCTAATCTTATCTACTACTTCGGTTTCTGAAAATAATCGAATTGGGCCATTGTCTACTTTTGCGAAAACTTTAATTTTAACTGGTTTATCTTTTCCATCATTTACTACTGCAAGAAATTCCTTACCATCTTCAACTTGAGTTGTTTTATTTTTATTTACGAATGCCCATGTGCCATCACTTTTTAGTTCAATCTTTTGTCCCTTCGAATTAGTTACAATCTCAGCATTTGCAACTGTTGAAGCTAACATGGCAATAACAATTATTTTTTTCATACCCACAACCTATTTTATAAATCTTAAATATTCGAAGAACATGTCTTTATTTATTCATACATTGCCATGCAACCCAAGTAATATTTTGCCGAGAACTCATTTAACTGTTCCTGCCTTATTGATGGCGTGGAATAACTAGGTTGTTCATAAGCATCACGGATTATTAAACTTGTGATCTTCTGCATATTTTTATCAGGGTTTTTCTTAAAAGCATAATCATTTGCTTCTAATGCTTTAGAAAGTGGCATTCCATTTTGCTTATGTTGCATAACTGCTTGAGCAAACTCCATTGTACTTCTACAATTTTGTTCATGTTCATCATCACTAACAGGTTGAACTGGCTTTGCTAACGTGAATAAAGGAAGGCAACTAATAGCCAATAAAATAATCTTTTTCATAAAAATACCCCTTGTTTAGGGGTAATTTAACAAACTGGTCATTAAATGTCACATGAAGAAAAACCCGCACTTAGCGGGTTCTTTCAAATTATGTATTGAGGCAGGTCTTGCAACATTTATTTGCAACATCTAATTCTTTAGTTTTGTACCATTCAGCACATTTAATACATTTTTTATGCTCACCCTTATCCCACCTTAGAAACAGAACTTCAAGTTCCGTGTAGTTACTAGGCCTCTGCTCACGGATATGAAGGATAATTGGGTGAAAAAATAGAAAGTTGTTGGTTAGGATAGAGTTAAAACTACCTTTTAGCATGTCTTCATCTAAATTATTGTGTCTAACACCAACAGCAATAAACTCTAGGAAATTTAGAAGATAATGAACAGCAGATCTTTCAGTATCATTAAGTTTCAAATATCTTTCTTTTGAAACAAATGATCTATCTTTTTCACTCCAATTATTTTCTTTTAGTACTTCCACTCTTAACTTCATAGCATCATCAACTTTGGCCATATAAACAGTTGAAGTCCTACTATTCATAAGTACTTGCATAGCATGAGTTTTAGTTGCATTTATTATTTGAAGACGGCTTGTAAAAATCCACCCAGCGATTGCTGCTATGGCTGAAAGAAAAGCTACAAAAGATGTAAGTTTACCAGATCCTGCGGGTGCTTCACTAAGCAATCCAAAAATTGTATGTTGCTGGAAGTAATAACTATTGTTAGCTTCCTTCACCAAACTAATATTTAAGAAAGTATATTCTTCAAAGAACCCCTTCCAGACCAATAGTTCTATAAGTACAATAGTCAAAAACAAAAATACATAAAGTAATTGGACACTACTTCTATACTTATAGAAATATCTATCCCTAACCTTAAAGAAGAAGTACCCTGAAAGAATTAAGTAAGGCAAAATAAGTAAAAGATTTAATAGAAATATTATCATTGCATGCTCAAAAAATAAGGCATCTACTTGAGATGCCTTATTTTATATAAATCTTTAACGGTTTGTTAGCCCAAACCATAGCCATCGGTAAGTTTATTATAAGTTTTCATAGTATTCTCCTATTAGCGCATTGGGATAATGTTCGCGTTTGCGAACACCGCGTTTAAACGAATACTATTTACTAATGACAATTTTGTCAATACAGAATCGTCGCGTCAATGTCAACCACCTGACTGTATTATGTAACATCAAGTGCGCTATATAACGTCGTGCGTTCGCGGTTATAGTCTGTTTATCGTACCTAAGTCTTCGTCGCTCGTTGCGTCGCCTTCTTATGCGACTCATCCAAGAACAAGTTATCCAGCGTAAAGATACAGTCATTAAAAATGAAACGCTCAACCGGCAAGTCGTACTGCTCTAAGTAAGAATTGATCGCAGCTATATCTATCGCTAAAGGAACACCCTGCTCGTATCGTCGAGAACGAGCAATGGTGTTATAAGCTGAAAGAATGGCGTTTGCAGTGTAGGAATATTCAGGAGGATCAGGCAATTTTACGCCGAGCGCTTCTCTTTGCTTTTTTTCGTGGTCCGTGAGCCCCGCGAACTTGTTGGCGTAGTTGTAGAGGTTTGTGACTTTCCCACAACTTCATCCTTATATGCATCAGCTTCTTTCTGCATTTTTTCTGACTCTTTGCGAATGAAGGACCATATAGAAATACCTAAGTCACCCATGTTAAGAAGCTTCGTCGCATTCTCCGCATTGTAAGGTGGTTCGGTTTTTACATGCTCTTCATCAGCATTTACTTCTACAAATACCACGCCTTTCCAGTCTTCAATGAGATGGCATGCAGCAGCTTCCAATAAAAGCTCATGATAGAGTTTATCCTCTTTAGAAGCTAAGGCCACATCAAAACCTTTAGAAGTGATTTGATTGTTTACCCGCTCTAATGCGACTTGGTAAGGCTTATAACTAATTCCACGAATCTTGAACTCAGCTAAAACATTCCCTTCTGCATCTTTATACTCGCGCCACAAACTGACGTCTTTATTTCTTTGAATATTGACTTCAAGAGCCATTTTATTTCTCCAAAAATAAGGCAGCAATTAAGCTGCCAAATCAGAATTAAGGCGTTACAGGTGCAATCACACGGGTAATGATTGGTGAAACACGGATATGGTTGTAATTGATGTCGATTGTGATTGTGTCTTCACCACCTCCATCGGGGTGCGGAGCTTCTGCAACTTCAAGTTTAGGGAACTCAAACGCATAACCATTACCGTCTTGATCTTCAATTGAGAAGTTAATAGGCATTGTGTCACGGGATTTGATGTAGTCGATATAACCAGCAGATTGCGCTGAGAACATGTATTGAGTATTCAACGTGATATCTACAATCTTTTCGAGATAAGTCGTTGCTGTGAGCTTCTGAGAGCCGATACAGCGAATCGCTTCCATGTTGTTGTTGATTGTGAGTTCAAGTGATTGCATACAAGCAGTACCAACCACCGTTTCACCATTTACAGTTAAATCACCAACATTCAATGCAGATACAAGTACAGTTTCAGGAACTGGAAGAGGATTCACTACAGGATTAGTAGTTGTGCGCTCAAATACTGTACCCATCAAACCAAACGTTGCTGTGATTTTACCAGTAGTCGCAATCGACATCGTGAATTCATTAATGCGAACACCACGATAAATAAAGACTTGGTTGATATCAGAATAAACTTTAACAAAGGTAAATGTTTTACGAACATCACCACCAAAGTTTAATACGTCACTGGTCCAGTTATTTAAGGCTACACCAGACAAGAAGTCATCGAACAAGCCAATAGACAACTCCACTTCTAATGAGCCTGTGATTTCTGCTTCAGTAGCCATACCACCTTGACGGAAGCGTGTATCTGCAACACTTGTTGAAGTTTCAGTAGTAACGTTTTCGGTTAAACCATCCGTAACGCGACGAACAGTTTTCCATACGGGCGTTGTTGGCAATACTTCAGGTGTTTGTTCCTCTGCATAATAGAGGCGGATTTTTGCACCACTCGACATGGCTTTTACTCCTGTTAGGCATAAAAAAACCTGCCGCTAAGGACAGGTTCGTTTAAAAGTTAATTTGGTTTTTGGTGGGATTAAGGTTTGTAGTCTATGTCTACAGATGCACCTGATACGATGTATTTCTTATTCCCGCCTAGTGAAGTTACATCGGCAAGATCAATGTAAATACTTTTGATTGGTAGATTATTCTCACTCTGCCATTCGCTGACTTTGTCACTGACAAGCTGCATCAACTCTAGCTCAAGTTGTGCCTTTTTCTGCTCTATTTCTTTAAGCATCATTTGGTAGTCATTCATATCAATTCACCCTATAACCAATCGACACATTATATTGAACAAAGTCTGTGTTATTACCCAAGTTCTGCACTTGGCCTTGTAGTATTTCTAATTGACCGATTGAGAAATATTCAAAGTGGCTTAGCCAAGCGTCAGCAAGTTGAGTGATTGCTACTTCATGAGTATTTAAGCGAGCCATACAGTTAATTGAGATTAGACCAGTTCTGCGTGTACATGGATCATCACCAATAGCCGCTATTAATGACTGCCCCCATAAAATATTGATGTCACACCAAAGACCATCAACCGGAACTGTGAAATCTTTATTTGGATATTTAATCCGATTTTGAGCTATTCCAGTGAATGCCATTGCTCTAGTGATTATGGCTTGTCGTGCTTGATCTAGTGTCATTGCCATTTTTAACCACCGTATTTTTGAGCAATATAATTAAAGGTTAGACCATATACGCCTTGGCGTGCCTGCTTAGAGTAGCCGCCTGTTGTTTTAGGTGTGGATGGCTTGTCCGTGAAGCCTCCGTACTCAATCTTTGTGCCGTATGCGCTATTTGTTTGAATATAGACAATAGAGTAAGGAACTAATCGAGACAAAGCACTTGTGCCCTTGCTAATTGTTGATGCTCCGCCTTTGTCCTTTTCGGATTCATTGTAGGCTTGATCTGGTTGGTTAATGCTAACCCTGTGTGAAGCTCTAAACGCGCCTGTATCAACCGGGCTTTGAAGAACCACACCACCAAGGGCATCAATCACAATATCTTTTTGTCTTTTGGTTAGATCAGCTTCAACTGTCTGGATGAAGTTAGAAGGTTTGCTTGTCCAGCCCATATTTCACCTATTAAAAAAGCCCATTAAGGGCTTCATGCGTGGATTTTTATGGAGTCTTTCAGTGGCTTTAAGCTTTTTAGGAGCTTATGTTTGATCCTATAAACACCTTCATATTGAGAATAAAACTCCAAGTATTTTTCCTCTTCCTTTTCAGAAAATTCCTCATTACCTAAATCTTCGTATTGAAAATTGTATTGTTCAGGGTTAATGGCCTTGAGCTTTGCCGAATACATCAAATTAACATAACTTACACTTTCTCTTTGTAAATCAGAAATGTCTTTAACCTGATTCTTAAAAGCAATTGCTTGTTCATCATTAAAATCAAACTCACCTAATAGCATTTCAACTTTATAAATAGTATCCAGAACTGCTCTATACAACGAAATAATATATTCAGCTTGAGTTTCATTGTGATTATCTTCATCGGAAGCTTCCATATACAATTTATGCAACTCACTGTCTGCTTGTTTTACTAATTTATATAATTCTTCACCCTGCTGTTCACGACTCTTTTCTACATGTTCTTGTCGCCAATCGGTAAATAGAGCAAGTGCAATCGCTGGAGCTAAGAAGTAAGCCATTAAAGTTAGCGTATCGCGGACAATTTCATACAAATCTGGTAAAGGTTTAGGACAGCTTAACCAGTTCGTTTTCATTAAATAGCCAACAATTAAATATATAACCCCACCAGCGCAAATTGAGAAAACAATATCACTAATTTTTTCTTTTAAAGTTTTACTTTTCATAAAGCCCCCATATGTTTAAGAGGCTTATATCAAATATTCTTTGTGAAGCAAAGCTTTATACTTTTCTAAGCTGTACAGTCCATACGCTTGAAGATGGATCCTGACCATAACTCATAACTCGATAGTTGCCGCCTTCAAACACCCAAATGTCATTTACATCTGGTTCTACCAAATCACCATCATTTGAGACCACTTCATTTTGCAGTAGCACCGCTTTAAAGTCTGTGGCGCGGTAATCTATAGGCTTCACCAAGTCTTTCAAATATGACCCAAATAGGACGCCTCTGCCGCTGTATGCAAACTCATCGTACACATCGACACCTGTAGCTGGATTAGAGCCAACTAATATCTTTCGAGTACAGGTAAATGAATCTACAGCATCTGCCAGCTTTGTACTAAATGCCTTACCTAATTTAGATTGGATTTTCGCTCTCATAATTAGATCTTCACTAATAAAATTACATTGCCAAATCCTTTATCTAGCCATGGTTTTAGAATGGATAAGGCTAGGTTTTCGCTCGCTGTATAGGTTTTATGAGTGGCTGAATAGTGGTTTGAAACACTGGTTCCAGTTTGAGCCGACACTGTCTCACTCAATACACCAGTTTCAACTTCTGTATAGAGATTTCCATTTACAGCATCAGGTATTAATTCCACAGCTGCTAATAAAATCGCATCTTGTAGAGGTTGATTATCAGTAGTGTCTGGTAATTTAAGATTGGTCAGCCAAACATTGGTAATCATTACCGCGCGTGCTTTTGCAGCATCACTGCTTGCCCAATCGTTACCAAGTTTTGCATCGATATCTGCTACGGTAATGTATTCAATCATGACTTATTCCTGATCTTTTGTTTGCTTGCTATTTTTACCAGCAGCCTTTGAACCGTTTGACTGTGCGTCACCAGTATTCTCTGTTGATGGATTTTGGTTTTCGTTTGTAGCGCCAACAGCAGTGTTATCACCTTGAAGTTCTGTAATTCGTGCTTGCATAGCTGGCACATCATTTTTGAAAGCCATTAATTCTTCTTTAGCCGTCAAAAGCTGTTCTTCTGAGATAACTAGTTTGTTAGCCAATTCATCAAATTGCTCTACAGGGACAAGCGCATCATTGGGAACTTCATTGTCATCAACTGGAAGCGACTCACCTTCAATCAACTCATGCTCTGACGGGTTGAATTGTTCTACAGAAATAATTACAAATTCGCCTTGGGATTCATGGCTAGGTTTAATTTTTACTGTCTTAGACATTTTTCTCTCCAAAAAGAATGGGGCCGAAGCCCCAATTCATTAACCCAACAAGAGCACAGAATGCTCTGGTTTTACCATTGCACAACCCCATGCAAGTGATACTTCGTATTGCACTTGACGGTATTGACGGTAAATGGCGATTTCAAAAGATAAGCCACTTACTGGATCAGTAACAATCATACGGTCATCGGCAGAGTCTCCACCTTCTGGAAGTGCTGGGATACGAGTTGCTAAAGCAATTGCAGATCGAGCAAATGCCAAATTGCGGGTAGATGTTGCTGCCACAGTGATTGCAGTTGCAGCTGCTGGAATTGCTTTACGCAAGCCCGGTTTGGCAAGAGTGATAGTTCCGCCATTTGATACATCAGTATCACCAGCAACAACCACATATTGGTTGGTGTCACCAGCGAAAGTGATTACGTCACCTGAAACGATTGTTCCAGTACCAGCACTTGCAAGAGTGATAGTTGTCGCACCTACTGCATAGCCAGCAGCATTAGTGGTTGCACTAGCACCTGTTCCAGACGCAGGAGTCACCACTTGTGCAGATTCACGGATAGCAAAACCATGCACATCCAACAACACACCACGACGAAGTAATGAATCATCATTAGCTTCGTTTGCTTTGGTTAGTTGGCCAAGAGTACGCATGTTTGCGCCTGCTGTGGTGTCAATTACCAACTGCAAATCACCCTTTGGAGCACCATTGTCTTGAAGCGCTTTCAATGCAAGAGCACTGTCTTTTAAGTTGGTAGCAAAAGGGGTTGTCCCTGCCACACCAACCGCTCTTGAAGCACCAACTGCTAAACCAGCAACATCTGCTTCCACTTCATTTGCGAGAGTACGCATTGCTTGAGCAAACTGGTCACGGAGAATTGTGTTGTATGAAGCACCATTGTTGTCTAGCGCAAGCTTTTCTTCACCATTCCAGCGAACAGGAACACGACGTGCTTTAGTAATGGTCATATCAACCTTACCAATTGTTTGATCACCATCGTTTGGAGGTGTCACACCAGGAGTAATATCTGATGCGGTTGCCGCAGGCGCCACTGGTGAAGTTACAGTTTGACCCTTAGCAGCGCGGTTATAAGTCATGTCAGATGAAACAGCCGGAATAAAGCCAGTTAATTCACGAGAAACAACATCAAGCGCATTAAAAATTGTGACCGTTAGGCCCGTTAAAGTATTAGCCATTTATTAGCTCCATTAATCAATTACATTACCGCCTTTGCGGATATAGTTAGCTTTTTCAGTAGGGTTCATTGCATCGAACTCACTACGTTTAATTGTGTTTTTGCTGCCTGTATTGTTCCCGCCCTGACCACCTGCACCGTTCGGTTTTGGAAAGAAGTAAGGTTTCGATTCACGGATATCTTCAATCCATTCTTTTGGCGTAAGTGGGGTTTTGCCGTCTTTACCGATAATCACATCACCATTGGCATCAATTGCGACTGCATTACCGTTTTCATCTAAAGAGAACTTAGATAGAGCTAAAGCTGTAATGTCATCTGTTGCTTCAGATAAGCCCTGTGCAGCGCTGAAAGCTTGTGCAATCTGGCCCTTAACCACTGACTGCTTAAACTTATTGGCATAAGCTTCTGCTTTATCAGCTCGTGCTTTTTCAGATTCAAAAAGCTTTTGATGCTCCGCCTTTAATCGCTCTGTTCGTTTTCCGAATACTTCGTCAATCTTGCCCTCAGCAAGTAATTTCGTTTCTTCATCCTGACCAACCTTTTGCAATAGACCCTTTACGGCACCTATATCCAGACCTTCAAACTGTCCTTTAAAATTGGTCAATTCATCTGATAAGGTTTTGTTCTTACCAAGCAGTTCATTGTTTTTAGCTTTCAAGCCAGAAACATGCTGTTCAACATATTGGTCTAGCTGTGCTTTGATTGCAGGATCTTCAAAGTTGATAGGTGTTGAGCCTTGCCCACCAGAACCCCCTTCACCCCCATCTGCACCAGCTTGATTTTGTAAAGACATTAATTGGCGTTTTAAAAATTCAGACATCTAAAATCTCCTAGAGACACCGCCTTGCGGATTTAATTGTTGGAGCCTTTGGCTTTGCTTCAGGCAATAAAAAAGCACCCGAAGGTGCTAAGGTTTAAATCCTTTACTCTAAAATTAGCCAATCTTCGGCTAAAACATCAGTTTGACTTGCAAGCCATGGAACTAGCTTGTTGTCAGCGGTCTTCATATAAATAGCATCTAGTATTGGCATTTGCTCTTCTGAGTTGCCATCAACACCAGTACCAAAAATTCGAGAATTAACATGATAGTCAACATCACTCCCATTAACTAAAGCCAAGAACATGCCTTTACCATTCCAACCAAATCGTGCAACTTTCTTACCTTGCTTTAACGCAAAAATTGCTGAACCGAAGTCCACAGTTGCTGTTTGTTTTTCATTTGACATTTTTATGCTCGCAAAAAAAACAGCCTATTGGCTGCTTATGGTTTGATTAAAAAATAGTTGCTGTTAATGCTTTGGGTCGTTCAAAGCTATAACCAAAAATTGCTATGTATCTTGGGATTATCTTTCGAACAAACGGCAATAGAATAAGATTTGTGCTGAGGACATATTGCGCCTCACTCATGGTAACTTGCTTCATAATCCCAACCTCTTAAACATTTCTTCATCAAGCTTTTTGAGCTCAGCAAGTGTGAATGGCTGACCTGTTAATGGATCAACAAACTTATCTAGAGAGTATTTACCCTCTTTAAATAGCTTGTATCGAGATGGACCAAGCCAAGGCTTTTGGAAAGTTGCATCCTGTTTCTCAAACCAACTTTTAAAAGTCGTGTTTGAATCAACAACACCGATTTCACCCTCTCCATTCACTTTGTTGTTGAATGGGCGCTTGCCAATGGTTTTACCCTTCTCATCTGTGACAGGAATAAGGATCGATCGGCAATTAGGATGTAATGGCGGCACCGGATGTGGCTCATCTTTCTTGTAAACTTTATCCGAATAACCCATGCAGATTTTAGAAGTGCGGCTGTCCAGTGTCGCAATGAACTTCACATACTCAACACCTATGGCTGTGTATGTTTCATTCAAAGCCACATTAGATACATGGCTTCGCGCAGTACGAACCATGGTAGATATCTGTGATCGACTTTGATCTAGCAAACCATCCTGATAATTGAGGGCCTTCTTACCCTTAATTCGCTGAATGATCTGTTGGTTGGTCTGATCTTTTGATAAGCCATCCCGAATGACTTGCTCAACTCTAAGTCGAGTGTCATCAGCAATTCTGGCAAAGATAGAATCAATTAAAATGCCGCCACTTAATGGAGCCTTCTTAGCCTTATTAAGCAATGTCTTACCAGTTGGCTCTATTGCCTTCTCAGCGAGGGTTTTAGCTTGATAAGTTGCTTCGTATACTGCCAAAGCAGTAGCGCTTACAGAGAAGCTCTCAAGAAGCGCAGAAGCAACTGTACTTTGCCATGACTGGAGGACTGTCCGAATCTCTTTTAAAGCTGGTGTTGTGTATTGTCCTGCCATCAAAGCTGATCTTTCGGCATCACTCAATTCATCTAGCAGATCCCTAAGCTTTGACAGCATTCCACCTGATAAAGAATCAAATTGAACTAAGAGCTTATTAATCTCGCTAGATGACAACCGGTAAAGGTAGGCTTGATGTGAGACTAAGGCATCAAGTAGTACTTGTTGTGACATCTGGTTTACCATTAGCCACTCCTGCAACATATCCAGTCATAGGACTATTAGTCATTTCATTTTCAATGCGCTCAAGTTCATCAGAATACTCAATGTCTGGTATTTTGCCTGTGCGAATATAATCCCAATATGTTTCCATTGAGATTTTATTGCCCAGTACAGCCTCATAGAGTTGTTTTGCAAGATTGGCATCAAACCCTAATGAGCCAAAATCAGGCTTAACATTGAAACGGTAATCTTTGTCACTTAGACCTAGCCACAATGCCCCATACTTAATGACTTGCTCAATTGCTTCAGCAGCCGTAATAACCATGCCATACAAGGTTGAGTACTGATCATCTTGACGAGCTTTACGCGCCTCACCTGACTCCGCAACACCAATATCCATTACTCGTGCACCAGCCTCTAATGCTGCGTTCTTCTGGTCACGCATTGCTGTACGTTTTGCCTCAATGCCTATCCCTTGGATTTCAAGATAGCCACATTGTACACCTTGTGGTAATTGCCATGCAGCCATAGGGCCTGTGACGCGTAAAGGCTTATCTTCATCAACACCTGATACCCAAGGTTGAGGATGGCTAGTTAAATGCAACTCTTGAAAATATTCAGCACTAAGCTGGTAATACTTAACAGCAGCTTTAGCCATTGTCATTAACGGCATTTCATCAATTGAAGGGGTATTATTCATACTACCCACATAGACAACAGGGATAAATGATAGTGTTTTATTACCTAAGCCCGGATATGTTTCTTCACTAACGGTATTTTCATCAGTGAATAATCTAGAGCGATATTTACCATCACTAATATCTAGAGCACGGTAAAAACATTCTTTATTGTGAGCAAATTCATCTTCAGAATTATCGTGAGCTTCTTTAAATACAGAAAGTGTTAAATCAGTACGCCCCGCAACTGTTTTTTCTTTCCAGTTAATGCCATCTTTCGCCCAATACAATGCAATATATGGCTTGCCGTTATCATCAAAATCAAGCATCAAAGCACATCTTGCATAAGATAACTGCGCTTCAACAACTCGCAGGAATAATTGCTTTAAACCAAACCCGTCCGTTGTTGCTTGCTCGATTAATGGCTTTAAACGGGAATCTACAATATTAATATCTGGCTCTAGTTTTGACACCAAACCTATCATTGCTCTTTTAGAATCACGCACCCATTCAGGATACTCAGCACGTTGCTTAAAGGCTTCATAGATATATTTATTATTTGGATCAACTTCCTCGGCCATCATCATGCCTTGGGACTTTGGTAAAAGCTTAACACCTTGCTCTTTTACGCAACGTTCCCCACCCAAGGCATAATCCATAAATTCCCAATCCGGCAACGCCTTTGCATAATCCGGATGAACAGTACTAACTGTCATAATTCACCTACATTAATCCATAAATTGGAGTCTGAGTAACCACCCTAGATTTCTTGCTCATAGCCACAGCGAACATACGGAAACCATCAGCACCATGTGAATGCATGTCATGAAGTGGGTTATCTTTCCAGCAACCTAATTTGTCGTTCCATTCTTTGCGGTAGTTCTCAAGATGAGTAATACCTTCAGCACACATGTATTCGTCAAACTCACATAGCGGCAGAATCTCGCGCACTTGCTCAATCCCATCCATCACTAAAATGTTTGGCACAACCTCAAATGAAACTGAGTACTTTTCACCGTCATCCAAGACATAACCTTCTTTGGCAATGTCTAAACGCGATTTACCATCGTTCATCATTGATCGGTTCTTAATATCGTGTGGTGCATAGTGCTTGCTGTACTTGTAGCCCTTTTCCTTCAAGACTTTGAAGTAATGGCGCATACCTTCACCAGAGTTTTCGTAGTAATCGATAACTTGGTAATAATTGTCTGAGAGCTTTCGAACAAACCAAATAACCATCGAGTCTGAAACACCTAAATCCCAGAAGGTCATCACAGGTAAATGATCATTAGAAGGCAGTGCACCAATACGCTTATTGGCATACAAGAATTTGAATTGGTTCTTGTAATAAGCACCTTCAACCGACTGAGCAAATGCTTCACTTGGAATACTTGGATATTCCCGCTTCATATCCTCGCCAAGAGTCTTCTCTTTCGAGTGATACCAAGCTCTTTGATTGGCGGTGGTTTTAATCTTGTGCTTGGCTTCTAGTTCTTCAAAGTACTGAACTAGTCGCTGTGGTATTTCTTCTGTAGGCTCAATTTCATAATCAGCATTCTTCCACCATGAGAAGAAAAAGAATTTCCAATCTAGAGGGCTTAGTTTTTTGCTGAGTAGAAATAACTTTTCAGCTAATTGGCAGAACTCATAAAAGTAACCACTTTTACCTTCTGCGGTGCTCTCTAACGTGATGCGACCTTTAAGACTTACAGCTTCAAATGCGCCTGTAACAATCTCACGGGCTTTATCCGGGAACTTCGCACAGATCTTACCGAACTCAGATACATGTAAACGGTCTAGTGTTCCACCACGGAATGAAGTTGATACTGTGATCGATCCACCTTTGCCGAATACAAGCTCATCCTTAGTTTGGATCTCCAAAGGATTTGCTGCTTTGATTAGATGTGGTAACCGGTCATAAGCATACTTAACCTTTTCACGGAATAGACGTTTAGCATCATGCAAGGTGTGAGCAATCAAGGCACATTTGTCAGACATGAATAACGCAGCATCTAACTGGATAATGCACATCTCAGTGGTGAAACCCAACTGACGCGCCTTAAGGATGATGTTCCTCGTCCATTCATTTTCAAAATATTCAAGCTGTTCAAGTGTCATCTTGAACTTAACTTGCTTACCTTCTTTATTCGTTATGTAGTAAAGATTATTTAATCTCCATAATTGGTCTTTAAGTTTCGCTTTATGCTCAGGTTTCAGCATGGCTACTCCTTAAAATTAATCACCCTCGCTTAATTCATCCATCAATTCTGAAACAGACTGAATTTCAACAGTTCCTGAATGTTCAACTTTGTCTTTGAATGCGCCAACAGCAATATGCTTGCCTAATAGTTCAAGGTTTTTAACTTTGTCAGGCCATTTGATTTTTCGCATCCACCCAGCATTATCAGTTATTTCCATATTTTCAATACTGTTGACATACTGACGCCAAATAGGAGGCCATTCATCTAAAGGCTTCATATTTAACTTTTCGTCCATAATGTCTAAAACGTCCATCTTGTCGATTTCAACAAGACGCTTAAGCACATAATCTGCATCAACATCGACTCGATTCAAGCGTTGCCCATTAAGGTAGGCGATTCGCTCTTCTACTTCCTCACGTTGCAGCACATCCCAAGCATGTTGACGTGTTTTGAAACCTACTGTTTTGCCAGCTTCTTGGGCGCTTAACGTCTTTAAATATTCGTGGCAGAACTCTTCATGGCGTAAATTCTTTAAGGGTTCTGCGCCTTTGATTTGTTCTTCCATTTATTTACCTCATTAAAAAGCCCTCCGAAGAGGGCTTGTATTCAGATTAACTGTTTGTTTTCTCTATCTGTTCTAGGAAAGCTTTAAGATCATCTTGTTTTTCAAAGTCTAAGATTTGGGATAGACCATTATCAAAGATAATTTTAAGACGACGTGACCGGTCAGGATCTGCTTCATACCAAGTAATTTTCTTTGCATTAAAATGTTTATTTTCAAACTTCAAATACATTGTTTTTCCTATTGTTATGATTAAGGAAAAAACAATATATCTTAGATATTTAACTATTCCAATGCATATTTAAGGTCATCAGGCGTTTCCAAATAACACCCTTGTTTCAAGCAAAATGCATGTATGTCGTTTAGGTATTCTGACATTTGTTTAGTCGATGCATCTCTTGTGCTTGTAAGGGTAGTCACGCTATCACGCACTTGATTATATAATGGGTGTTTCTCAGCCTTTAACGCTCTAACTGTGTCGAAAGTCTTACGATAATCACCCACACCATCTCGATAGAAGATTCTTGATAGCAACGTGTATTTAAAGAAGAGGTGTTCGTAATCCTTGTTTGAGCCTTGGAACTTTGCCCACTCTGTCAACCAGTCCCAATACAATCTGTTTTGCGCCTTAGATCTATTCCTATCGTCTGGCTTTATAATTACTACTAAAGGCTTTCCTTCAGCAGCAGCTTGAGCATGGTTAACATTCAAGAAGTTAGTTACTGGCGAAATGTCGCAATGGTTCTTAATAGTGAATCTTGATACCATTTTGACACCTCAATAAAAAACCACCCGAGGGTGGCTTGATTTAATTCTTTGTACAAACTATCAGGACTTCTCCATCCACCTCTGAAACATCTAGCACAACACCGTTTTTCTTAAAGTGCTCAATAGCTTCAGGGATTGCATTTTGAGTATATGATTTAGAATAATCCTTCAACTCAAATGGATTACTTATATAAGTCAGCCCAGTGTTAATCTGATTTACTAACTCTTCTGTCGTGAATGGTACAAATGTTTCTACTTGCATCGGATGAGCTCATTGTTGTTTGCAATATAACCATTATATCAAAACGGCTCTTCTACATGTTGGCGCAACATTAGCTCAGTCTTTTCCAACCACCTATCAAACAAAGCTTCTGATTCTTGTCTTGTGCCTAGTTTGAACTGGTCGAATTGACTGTGGCATGAGTGGCAAAGCGGAACTGTAAACTCATCACTTGCTTTAATTCCTCTCCCCTTACCATGCTTGCTTGAATTGCTGTGTGCAGCCTGTGAAGGGCTAGAGCCACATCTAACGCAAGGTAATAACCGAATAGCCTTCAATCGCTTTGCATCACGCATTTAATTCGTTTCTTAGGTTCTTTGCCCATAACTTTAATTGAGCGATTTTCTTATCAATTACGAGCATCTCGTCACGGCTCATAAGTCCGCGAGATAAGTTTTGATATTTATCAATCTCGGCTTCATAGCGCTTGAGATTCTTCTTCGCTTCGATTGTGTCCATACTCACCCCAAACCAATGCCTTCTTTACCAATGCCATATCTATCCATACGCAGCTCACTTATGTTTATTTAGCCGACGAGCAATAAGACGTTTCTTCTTTTGGCTTAATTTATTGGGTTTACTTTTATTTGGCTTTGGCTTAAATGCAAATGGAGAAGTTTCACCACCCATGGCAGATAATGCGCTTAAGGTTCCAAACTGTGGTCTTGCTACTGCCATTCCCAAAGCTGCTGCCAACAATACTCGACTCATTCGCATTTTCTTATTCTCCAAAAAAGAAAACCCCACCAATCGGCGGGGCTACAAAGATTTAAACTTTCCACACTTTCTGCATTCTTTCTGATTAAACATGTCTGAGTCATACTCCCAAACGTGAATGCAAAATACTTGCTTGATGATTCGGAGCATGTAACCTCCAAAATGCAAAAAGCCCATCGAGTGATGAGCTTTGAAGTGTTGGTCTTCGGAAATCCGTAATACGACCAGTATAGAAAAACTATAGCTTAGATTCCGAAATAATGGAATACCTAAGCTTCCATATCTTTGTAAGTATTTTTTTTATACGCTTCAATTGCTTTGCCTGCTTCATCGATAGCAGATTCAATCGCCATAGTCATAAGGTTTTCGTAAGGCTTCCATGTCTTTCGATAGCAATCAGTGTTCATCTGATAGGTTTTTAGCCCAGCATATGCTAGACGACCTTTAGCTGTGTAATGTTCCTCTAGTTCTGGATTTAAGCTGAAGTCCAATACCATGCGTGCAATAAGCCATGCCAAGTGATACATAGCTACATGTTCAGGCTCTCTCTTCTTATCGACTGTTGCATTCTTAATCATGATATTCGCTAAGTGCTGACGAACAAACTCATAGTCACTTTCTGACTTTCCTTCAAACACAATCAGTGCTGTGACTGACTTTGCCAACTGAGTATCCATTGAAGCAATAGCACCCAAGCGATCTTGATAGTTCAATGGCTTCTCTCCTGTTCCGCGGACCACTGGCTCAATACTTGGTGAACTCGCAGTTAAACCATGAGTCAACCATTCAAAACGTTCAAACTTCTCAACTGCTACTGCATTCATACCCTTACCCCTAACCGTAAATATTTATTGCTGTAATTGCGCCAAGAAAAGAGACGATAATCACTGTGTAAATAATTCCCCCTGCGATTCCATCAACCTTTGTTGTGAATAGAAAAAGCAACAAAACAACTGCCAAGAAGATATCCATCACGCCACCTTCGCCCTTTCCATTGCTAGTTCAATCAACTTGAGCACTAGACCTTCTTTCACTTGATTTGTAGTACCACGAATTACAGTCCATCCCATTGCAGCTGCTGTAGAATACTTCTCACAGTCATCTGTGTAGCCTTGACCACGCGTATGGCGACCATTGCAAAAAGCCCCACCCTCTACTTCGACTAGAATTTGATAACCTTCTATTCGAAAGTCAGCTTTCCAACGTCTATCTGGATTAAAACGGAACTCCTGCTCGTACTTAATCTTCATAATGTCTAGTTGGCTGCAAAGCATTACCTCGCCCTTGCTCACAGCCTTCTTAAACTTAGGTGGCACGCGAGAACGCGCCACATTTTTTGATCTAATTCTTTGAGCCTCTTTGAATGTGGTCATAGTCAAACCCCTTGCACCAAGTAAACAACTGGAGTCACAAGCCAAACCATTAAAATGAACAACCATATGACTGGCTTAATTCTTTCTCGGATGCCCCAAGCGACATCATGAGCTGCACCCAATGTCTTAATAAAAAGGACAACTGCAATTGTGATATATGCAGCTATGGCAATAATTAATATTAGATTGGTCATTCAGCCTCCCCCTTGAGCACTTGCTCTACTGTTCGCAATGCAGATGAGAGACCTATAACTGCACCATGATCGAAAGAGTCTTGTTCATACTTCTTAACTTTCTCTAATTTCTTGTTGAGAGAATCAAGGGCTTTATCCACCCGCTTTTGCAGATCTCCATTCTTGTACTCTAAATCTTTGACACGTTGCGCCTGTTCGTTGAATCGTTGACCTTGTTCAATAAGTTGCCTTTGCAACTCCTCCACTTTCGCTTGCTGGTGCTGGAAACCCCACCAAGCTCCATTCACAAACTCATCTGCATATTCATCATCACCATGACCATCCCAACCAGCAGGATACTTATTGATGTTCCAGCAGTTCTGAATTGCGATAGCTTCGAATTGTTCTAGTAATACTTTCTTATCCATCTCAAACATCCTTAGCTTTGCAGTTTGGCGAAATGTGGTTTTCTTTAATAGTCACGAATCCATTCCTCATAGCTAACTGCATCTTTAAATGTGTTAAGGCTTCCGCACTGAATACAACAATCAGCACTACTCGTAGATGAATAACCACAGTCGTTGCACTGGGTAAATACAACCTCACTTTCTTGTTTAGGGTCTTCTTTGGTTGTGCTTTTAAACTCACTCATGGCTGGCTCCTTTCCTTCCTCGACTACCAGATAAACAACCCGAACAACCCCACCAAGAACTAGTCGGTAATCGCTTTGCTCCATTCTCAAAGCACCATGGCTTGTGCAATGAGCGCACATGTTTAAGATGAGCGCCTTCAATCTTGGCTAGGATCACACTTTTATTTTTCATTCCCTTCTCCGTAGATCGATTCGTAATTTTTAAGGTCTGCTGTAAGCTCACTAACCTCAGTTTTACTTACATGCCCAAATTCAGAGCCATAAGAAATCAAATAAACCAGATGATCTTTAGTTTTTGAATAACCACGCTGATTGACACGATCCACCGACTCCACGAGGCGTTTTAGAACTGATAGACTTGTAACTTCATAGTCTTGATTGGTTGAGGTGCTCCACACATCTACAACAGGAATCCAAACAAGCAATTCACCATTTTCAATTTTGTAATAGATGAAATTTCCAAAATTTGTTTGTCTCACATGAGTTACAAATTCAGGCGCACCCTCAACAACCTCTCTCGCCTTCTCTAAACCGTGGTCTTTGATAAATTGGGTGGGTTTCATTGGCTTGGCTCCAAATACTCAACATACTCAAAAATAAAGCGCTCAACCTTTGTCATTTTTGACTCATCAATAGGATGGCAACATTTGCATTTTTTAGCCGCTACAGGCTGCCCCATACATCCGCACTGATGTCCTGAGCAACAACCAATAAATACAATCCCAGTGTCTTGGCATTCATCACATTTATTCATCCCTTCACCCCGTCTTTGTCATGTCTGGTCACGTCTTGGCTGCGTTCTTTCATTCGTTTCAACCAACCGCGTCTTAATAGTTTTTGGTACAAGGAATTAGCTTGACGTGTTTCTGAATCTTTAATCCTTAAGTTGTAAGCAGCTCTCAATTGCATGATTTGCGAATAAGTCATTGAGCCGAATAGCAATGGTTCTTTTTGTGTTTCTGGTTTCATTAAGCATCCCCTAAGATTCTGAATGCGCTTTTAGCCACGACTGGAACTTGTCCATTTCCAATGGCTTTAAGTCTGTCCACCCGATGGGCCACCCCATCAGCCACTCGACCCAATCGGGGTTCAACCGCCCACCATTGCCACCCTCTGGCGAAACTGCTGTATTGAGACGAATCTGCCGGCCTTTGGCTTTGCGTTCGGCTAAAGACTCGTTGCTCCACTTGTTTGCATCGCTCGCAGTGGGTGTCGGAAAGTTCATTACCGCACCAGGCAAACCGTTTCTTGGGTGAGGACTGACATTCCCTCTCTTGTTCCAATCTGAAGCTTTCGGTGTTGGCCACATCTTTACAGTTGCTTCCAGACAAGGGCTTTTTCTGTTGCGCTCCGATGCACAATCCATTCGTTTGGCATCCGATGCTTTGGGAGTTGGCCACCGTTCGGGGGTATTGATTTGCTGGGCTAGTGAAATTCCTGTCATATTGGCCGTTATTTTTCCACCCCGTGTGGAGTCGCTCGCTGCGGGAGTAGCCCACAATCCAGATTCGGTCACGGATATGGGGCGCTCCAAAGTTAGATGCTGAAAAACGTGCCCATTGCGCGTCATACCCCATTTTGGCAAGGTCACTGACGACTCTTGTAAGTCCTCTGGAAACAAGCATTGGTGAGTTTTCCACGAACACGTATCGAGGTCGTACTTCACCGATAATTCGTGCCATTTCTGACCAGAGCCCGGAACGTTCACCTTCGATACCTGTCCCTTTACCAGCAGATGAGATGTCTTGGCACGGGAATCCGCCAGATATAACGTTAATAATTCCTTTCCATGGTTTTCCGTCAAAAGTTGTAATGTCAGACCAAATAGGGAAAGGTTTGAGAATTCCATCATTTTGTCGTTGCGCCAGAACTTGGCTTGCGTAGGCGTCACGTTCAACTGCGCAGACTGTGTTCCATCCCAAGAGATGCGATCCGAGTATTCCGCCACCAGCGCCTGCGAAAAGAGCCAACTCATTTAAGCCACCTTTATTTTTTAATTCTTCACACCAATCCACAGTTTGATTATCTAGAGGATGTTTCATGCCGCACCTCTCAACGCCATTGGTAATTTCAAGCCGTCAGCTTCTAGCATTCTTTTGAAGTCATCTTTCTGGTCGAATGGATCAGGCCAATAGTCAGTGTCGGGTTTGAGTTCCCAAGGTTGAACTTCCTTGATTTCCTCAGCCATCTTGTTTACTGGCGCTTGGATCTTTAGCTTTTCGCGTAACTCCGCAATTGCTTTCTGTGCAATCGTTTTGTATCGCTCGTTATCTGCCTGCTGCTCTTCCTTGGTTTGTTTGTGCTCAAGTTGGAGCTGTGTCTCTTGAGTTGATAAGAAACCTGCCACTTCAGCTTGTTTGATAGCTGTAATGCGTTGGTCTGGGTCTAAACCTAAGCTCACGTTGTAGACTGGCTTTAATCCTTGGTCTTTAGCTTCAGTCACTAATCGGTCGTAGATAGACACAAAGATCTTCTTAGCTTCTGCCAATTGGAACTTGTCACCAGTAGCAACCAAGTCAGCACATTTCTCGAATGCTTTAGCTGCTTGTTCAGTCCAAACCACAGTCATTTCACGACCAGTGCCATATTCGATTGAGTTCTTAGCAATCGCCCAAGCTTCATGTGCATCTACCCAATCTGATGCTTTAGGCTCACACCATGAGCGAAACTCAGGTATTGACGGGCAGAAAGTCGATTTCATCATCTTGGTTACACCACGTTTGAAATCTTCTGCTGTTAATCCTTGAAAGCACTCAACCATTGATTCAGCGATATCTTTAGGATCTACACCCGCCCACTGATCAGCGAATTTCTTTCCGTAAAACCCACGCATTTTCCCGATTAAGCGAATAGCGTCTTCAAAGGTGAACTCACGCATGACCCACCTCACTTACCAGTAACGTCTTTTTTGGTGTGATATCCCGAAAGTTCGAGCCACCGTTTAAGAAATCATCCCACTTTGCTTGTTCGGAAATGGTTTGATGTGCAGCAGGCTGATGAGCTTGTTGCTTAACTCGGTTTTGATACCAATCCGCTCTGAATGATCCCCAGTCTTGTCTTGCCGCGAATTCAAGTGCTTGAGCAAAACTTAGGTTTACCAAGTCAGCTTGTAGTTTGATTTCATCAATAGCGAGATCAGAGAAAGCTGCTCCTTTGCGTTTTTCAATAACCGATGTTGCACACTTCTCGTCAACTCCAAGTTTTACTAAAGCATCAACAGCAAGTTGTTTTTTAGTGATGCGTTTAGGCTTCGGATTTTGTATTGCAGATTCATCTGCCCCATTAATAATGGTTACTGGTTTATGGTTATTGGTTAATGGTTTATGGTTAAGGTTTTGGCGGGTTTCTGAAATTAACCCATCGGAAACCGAATCAAAACCATCATGGTTTTCTAAGTCGCTGTTTTTTCTAGGTCTTCCACCTGTTTTTCCATTTTGGCGATTTGCTTCGGCTTTGCTTCGGTATTTTTCTAATTCAATTTCACAACGCGAGTGTTGAAAACCCGAAGCAGTTTTTTCAAAGAAATCCGAAAGCACAGACTCAATTGCTAGACGGTCAGTTTTAGTTTTTGCACGTAAAAAACGATTAACTTGATCAAGGTCTAAAGGTAGTGGCTTTTCATTAACGTAGTACCAATCGATGGCACGACGATAGAAGCACTCCTCAACAGGAGACAAATGCGCTGTATCACGCATAAAGTCGCCAATGTGATGTAGGTATTTATGCATTAGCATCTCCTTTTACTAGTTTTAATTCACCAGCAAGGATTGCCTGCACAATTGCATTTAACTGTGGAGAACGCCAAAGGGATTCAACATAAACCCTAAGTTCTCCATAGTTATGACCCTGACGAACAATAAATCTGTCGGCATCATGACGAGTAAGAAAGGTCTGAACAGATACCCATTCCTCTTTGTAGTAAACCTTATTCCAGTTGTAATTTAGATTTGCAGCAACCAAATCCAATACTTCTTCTTGATCATCATCCGAAAGTTCTTCAAATAGTTCATCCTGATCTTTAAGGGCAAAGCCATTAATCTCATGTTTGATATGTGATGACTGATTATTAAAAAGATCTAAAGCAGATGAGTATTCACAATCGTCATCAATCCATTTGTACTCATCTGAATAATCCGAATCCAACCCAAAAACTTTTGTTTTCTCCTGAACCATCCATATGGGATCGCGAGTAGAACAATTATGGTTTTTATGGCTGTCCACCAGTTCAGTAACGAGTGTTTGCCATTTCTTATATGTTAAATCACTCATTACTTAGCTCCTTTTACATTGATGCTTAGTTCTGCTACTATTTGTTTGTTCATTTGGTTCGCTCCGATTGAACATTGAGCCTGATTTACGAGATCAGGCTTTTTTATTGCCTTGAATTACTTGCAATGGATACTTGACCGTTGCTTCCCCATCGATCCCTTCCTCGACCACAATTGCCCGCATGCGCTCATTTCTTCTAATGCGTTCAAGTCCTAAACTTACGATGTGCCATTCACCTACGATGGCTTTTTCAAAGAGGATTGCGGCTTGTCTACTCATCTCCATTCCGTAATAGGCGGAAATATCACGAAGCTTGTCCATAATTTCTGGATCATGTTTTGTTCGAAGATCTTCTTTTTCGAGACTCATGAAACTCTCCTAACTGGTAGTGACGGCTCTTGTTCGAGCAACTTAAATGCAGCAGCTTCGGGCACAAATTCACCCCATTGATAAACTGCTTGGCGACTAATTTTTAAAAGTTTTGCGATCTTTGGCGCATTGAACCGAGCCAAAACATCAGATGTTTTCATCTCAATTCGCATAATTAATTCCAATTTTAACTTTACTTTGTCAAGTCTACTTTACCAAGAAAAGTTTAGCAAGCTTTACAAACGAAAAGTTAAGATTTCTTTACATTTTGTTTATGGCAATAGCCATGAGATTTACACTATGAGCACTCTTCAAGAGCGAATGTCTTTAGCTATAAAGCACTATGAATCTACAACTGGGAAAAGATTCAAAAATACTGAGTTGGCTAGATTTGCGGGCGTGAGTAGAGCTAATGTCGGACTATGGGTAAATGGTCCAACCCAAGAATTAGAAGGGTCAAATTTAGTCAAAGCTGCTGAGTTTTTAGGTGTTTCTAAAGATTGGCTTGCTGGTCAAAGCAATAAAATGATTGCCACACAATTGGATGGCAGTAGTGCACAGTTAAAAGTTCTAGATATTGAAGCTTTTAAGCAGAAGTACAATATTCCAGATAATGAAGATGCTGTTAAATTTGTTCAAACCCCAGTTAAGCCATTCCCTATTCAAAAAAGATATGTTCCTGTTAAGGCCTATTCAAAGATGGGGATGGATGGGTATTTTACAGATATGGGATATGACGGAAACGCAGGTGATGGCTATGTTCCAACGCATACAGGTGGTGATAGAGCTTACGGTATAAAGGGAACAGGAGACTCAATGTTTCCAGCAATTCGTAATGGCTGGTATGTTGTATGCGATCCTGATGCAGACCTTGTCCCAACGGAATTTGTTCAGGTGTGTTTAAAGGATGGAAGGTGCACCATTAAAGAGTTTATTGGCATAAACAATGATGTACTAAGTCTCATTGCGGTAAATGGTGGTGAGCGTCTTTCTTTTAATATGGATGAAGTTGAAAGTATTACAGCAATTACAGACATTGTTCCGCCAAGTCAGCATAGACAAGAACATCCTTATTCGCATTAATCTCAGGAAGACTTATGGATAATTCAAAACTGCCAATAAATCAAATTATTGCTCGTATTAATGATGCTGCAAAAAATGACGAGGCGCTAGCTCTAACTGTCGAAGAAGTAAAGATCCTTTCTAAAGATATTGGCGACAAGGTCTTTATTCCGGTGCTTACTAATGAGCAGGTCGTGCAGTTGGTAAAAGAAGGAAAGCTTGGGCAGAAAATTAAATAATAAAAAAAGACCGATGATAAGTCGGTCTTTCCATCCAAGGTTAGTAAGGTCTTGGATTTGACTAATGTTGGCAGCATTAGCCTTAGCGCTCACCAATATCACAAGATAATTGATAAATTGAGAATAACATATGTTTGGAGAATTAATAAAAAAGATTAAGACTTGGTACAAAGGAGATCCAGGTCTAATTGACAGCAACCCTGCTACTGGCATTGATACAGTTATAAGAGAACCTTATCGCCATTGGGTGGCTAAATTATTATCCTACCCTGTTGGTTTCTTCTTATTCTTGATTGATTCAATTAAACGGCATCCAAGCGCATTTATATCTCAAACCTTAGCCGTGATCGCTATTGTGGTCTCGTGTCTTTCTATCTATCTTCAATTTTATGTAGATGATGATGAGTATAAACGCTGCACCATAACACATTCCAATAATCAGGAGATTACATTGAATTGCAAGAAGTGACATTGCTATAGCTATCAGGCTGATGGCCATTGTCAGGTAATTGCTTTCTGTATTCATCTCAATAGACTCCAAATAACCCACCCTGCGTGGGTTTTCTTTTGTCTATTAAAGCATATTGTTTAGTGTAATTTACAATAATTTGTAAATACCTCTTTACAACAAATAATATGTAAAGTATTCTTTACTCATTCCTTAATAAAAAGCACGCTAGACCGACTAAACCTGCGTGCTTTTACTCAATGAGTGAGAAGATTATGACAGAAAAACCATTAATAGCAAAGCTGATCAAGAATCAGAACCGCAAGCAGGCGATTAGACAGTCTAACTCAGGCTTAGTAATGGCAAGCGTATTTGTCATTTTAGCTTTCAGTGCTTTTGCCTTCTTCAAAGCAGATGCAGATCAAACCCAAAAGCATCAAGACCATGTTTTAGTTCAGGTTGAGGGGGTGAAGTGATGAGAACACCTACCCTTGAAAGCTTTTTAGATGATGTTAAAGACCATGTTCTCACAATTAACCTTGATCAAGGTGTGTTTAGAGACATTACGTTAAAACGCCCTAATTCAGGCTCTTTCTACTACAACATTACAACTCGACCAGGACACCTAATGATTTCGGGTGACATGGGAACATTTGTGTTCAAACGACTTGAAGATATGTTCAATTTCTTCCGTGATGAAAATGATAGCTACCAAATCAACACAGGCTATTGGGAAGAAAAACTTGAAGCAGGCTGCAAGCGTGGTGGGGTTAAAGAGTTCTCTTCTGATGTTGCGAAAGACATTCTTCTGGAGCTTTTGGATGAGCATTTAAAGGGTATTGATTCAGGTGATTATGATCGCGATAACCGTGATGAAAAAGAAGCAATTGAAGAGATTGAGAACCTTATTTCTCTAGCTGAATCTGATGAATATGACTTTATTGCAGAGATTAGAAACTGGGATAACGACTCAAATAACGTCGAGATAAATGATTGGTGGGAATGGGATTTCACAGAATACAGCTACCACTACATTTGGTGTTTATACGCAATTGTCCATGCAATTAAGTTGTATGACGCAGTTAAGGAGCCCTCTCATGGATAACTACAAAATCGGTGACGAAGTTGAGCTGCTTGAAGATTTTTACACTCGAAGTGGTGCAGAAATAATTTTCAAAAAAGGCACTATCGCAAAAGTAATCGAATTGCAGCTTCATGATGAAATTCATATTGATGTAAACGGTGACAACCGTTGGTGTTCACCAGACATCTTGAAATTGGTTGATAAAAAAGACCCAGCCTTGATTAGCGGTGCGGATGCGTTGGCTGACATTACCAATGTTCAACATAACTATGAAGATCGTGACGATTGGTACACCACACAGTACTCAACTTTGACAATCCCTGAAATTTTAAAAGGCGAAACATCTGATGGACGGAAAATAAATTTCCGCCTCAAACCCCAAACCATCAAGCTTGAACTTGAGCTGCCGAAGCCTTTTGACCCTAAGGAAGGCGACTTGTATTGGTTCATAACATGCAGAACAGAGAAAGGATATTCATGCAGGAACCATAAAGCAAGACATGGTGATTATGGAATGCAGTATGGCGCCTATCGCTCAGAAGACGACGCTAAAAAGGCAGTAGAGCAACTCAGAAAGATACGAGGTGCATCATGATCATAGCCCTTTTATACATCTTGATGTTCAACCTCATCTTGGCGGTTCACTGGGGGATTATCTAATGAATATGTTAGCGAACCTTGTATTTGATGCTGCGGTATTCACAAGCCTTGAAGTGATGAATGTAGGTGTTAAGGATGGCATTGTTCAGTTCTCTTTATCAGTTCATAACGCTGAGCACATCTACATTGTAGCAAGTGTCAAAGGAATTGAGAAAAACGACACTTTTGAATATGGCGAAGGCTTGGACTATCAAGACTGGAAAGATGTGGATTACACGATGATGACAGTCGATTCAAGTAGCCGACCCCATGTCGATGAATACAACTATGTAGATGCAGTCGAAGGTATGCCCTTTGCCCTAACTTCTATACAAATTCTTAAGTTGAATGAGTATTTAGAAGAACTGGCAAGAGAAGGAAAGATTATTGAATTAAAGAAGGATGCAGCTTAATGAACGCACAAGTTAATGAATTACAAGTATTAGAACAAAACGTAATTGTCGCGGCTTTCGCTAAACGTGGTGGTACAGATGAACTATATGAACATATTGCTCAAGAAGTTCGTTCACATGTGCCAGATGTAAGCACAAAAAAAGGCCGCGATGCGATTGGCTCGCTTGCAATGAAGGTAAGTAAGTCAAAAACACTAATTGAAAAATGTGGCAAAGAATTGGTAGCCGAGCAAAAAGCTCAAATTAAATTAATTGATGATGATCGAATTGCAATTGTTAAGAAGTTTGACTCTTTACGTGATGAGATTTTGGCACCACGTGATGCTTGGGAACAGGCAGAGAAAGACCGTGTTGAGAAACATCAAGCAAATATTCGTGCAATTAAGAGCCTTCATGATGAGCGTACACCTTATCAAGAGTCTCTTGAAATTAAAAACCGCATCTTTGAGCTCGAAGGTTTTGAAGTAGATGCTTCATTCGAGGAGTACGAGCAAGAAGCCAAACTTGCAAAGCTTGAGACTTTAGAAAAGCTACGCTCTGCCCTTGTTGATCGTGAAAAGTTTGAAGCCGAATCTGCTGAACTTGAACGCCTCCGCAAAGCTGAACAAGAGCGCTTACAACGCGAACATGAAGAGCGCATTGCACATGAAGCTGCTGAAAAAGCTCGTCTGGAAGCTGAGCGCAAAGCAAAAGAAGAAGCAGATCGTGTAGAGCGCGAAAAGCAAGAAGCCATTGCTAAAGCTGAGCGTGAAAAACGTGAAGCTGCTGAACGTGAAGCTCGTTTAGTTGCAGAAAAAGAAGCTGCTGAATTACGCGCACAACATGCAGCCGAAGCAGAACGTAAACGTATTGAGGCTGAACAAGCTGCAAAAGTAGAAGCAGAACGTAAGGCTGAAGAGGCACGTTTAGCAAACCGCGCTCACATGAAAAAAATTAACAATGAAGCTTTGTCAGCAATGATGTATGGCGTGCCGGGATTAACAGAAGAAATGGCAAAAGAGTTAATTCGTCTAATTGCGAAAAACGAAGTGCCTAACATTTCTATCAAATACTAATTGGGAGAATCAACATGAATGCACCTGTACAAAACAACATCGTTCAAGCCCAAATGCACAAAGTGGCATTGGCTTTCGATATGGTTGATGTGGATCCTGAACAATTAAAGAAAACCCTTACAGATACAGTGTTTAAAGGGGCTAATGATGTTCAGTTGGTAAGCCTCCTAATTGTTGCTAACCAATACAAGCTAAACCCTTTCACCAAAGAAATTTATGCATTCCCTGCAAAAGGTGGTGGCATTGTTCCAGTTGTTGGTGTGGATGGTTGGGCACGAATTATTAATGATAATCCTGTGTGTGATGGCATTCAGTTTGAACAAGACGACGACTCATGCACATGCAAAATTTTCCGTAAAGACCGCAACCATCCTACTGTTGTGACTGAGTATTTATCTGAATGTCTGGGTAATTCTGAGCCTTGGAAAAAGTATCCAAAGCGCATGTTGCGCCATAAAGCCTTAATTCAATGTGCTCGTGTTGCCTTTGGATTCTCGGGTATTTATGACGAAGACGAAGCTCGTCGTATTGATGACTGCAATTCTTCTACAGTTAAGACTGTTAGTTTAGATGTTCCCCAAGGGTATGAGGCATTTGAACAGCAGCATTTAGATAATATGCGCGCCTTAGCGATGGAAGGCACAGAAGCTTTGCAAACTGGCTACGCTGAATTACCTCAAGGTGATTGTAAAAAACACTTTTGGACCAAGCATAGCGCTTCATTAAAAGAAGCTGCTCAACATGCTGATCAACCACAAGGACAAGTGTATGAACATTCTCCAGCGTAGTGAAAATTGGCATTCGGAACGCTGTGGGAAAGTTACAGCAAGCCGAATTAAGGATTTAAATGCAAAGCCTAATAAAGGCAAAGCTTTAAATTCATTGGGCTTAACCATTCTAGCTGAGCGTCTAACTGGCGTTCAGAAAGAGTTCTTCACTAATACTGCTATGCAATGGGGTATTGATAATGAACCTCATGCAATTGCAGCTTATGAAAATGAAACGGGTAACTTTGTAGTTGGCACAGGCTTAATTGACCACCCTTTCATTGAAATGTTCGGGGCTTCACCGGATGGACTTGTAAATGAAGATGGTCAAATAGAGGCTAAGTGCCCAGACACTACAACGCATTTGAATACCCTTCTGACTAAGCAAGTGCCAGAGGAATACATACCTCAAATCACTAGTCAGTTGGCTTGTACACGTCGTGAATGGTGTGACTTTGTGAGCTATGACCCACGTCTACCAGAAGGACTACAGATCATTATTATTCGTGTCCTTGCTAAAGACTTAGATATTAAAGGCTTGGAAGAAAATGTATGCCTATTCAATAAACAGATTGATAAGGCAATTGAAGAATTAAAGGTGGCAGCATGAACGTAACTTTAATGACAGATGCCTCTCATTGTTCAGAAACTGGTGCAGGTGGATTTGGGTTTTGGTGCGTGTCTAACCGTGGCAAGTTGGCAGGTGGAAAGCCATTCCAAGGCAAGATTAAAGACAGTTATGAGGCAGAAATGAAAGCTGTTGCTAATGCCTTAAATATTGGTATTCGTGCTGGACTCATCGCTTCAGGTGACAAGGTTTTAATACAGTTAGATAACGCTGGTGTAATCCAATGCATCACCAAAAAGAAAAAGCCACGTGCAGATGTAAAGCATGTTCTTGAATATATTTTTGAATATGCCCGTGACTTTCTAATTGAGCTTGAGTGTCGACATGTCAAAGGTCACAGCAAGAAAACAGAAAGCCGTTATGCATCAAATAAACATTGTGACCGTATCGCAAAGCACAACATGAAATTGGCAAGAAAGGAGTTGGCAGCATGACAGATTTGAATAATCCAGAAACTATCGAAATACATGGCTTAAGAACAATTCACAAGCTTTGTAAATTTGGTGCAGATAACAACTTGGAAGGCTGTACTTTTACTGAAATTGTAGATCGCCTGTTTGTAGAGCTAGAAAAAGCCAAAGCTCAGGCGGTGCCAGAGGGTTATGTGCTGATGCCTAAGGTGCCCACAGAAAAGATGTTCCAAGCATACGCATGTTATTCAGTCGCGCCAATGTCGACACTGAGTAAAACTGGATACAAGGCAATGGTCGAAGCAAGCGAATCGGGAGCTGAGGGATGAGTGAAATAGAATTCAAACAAGGTGATTATGTTTTCCTTAAGCAACCAGTGACCTTTCAATGTGGCACCAAAAAGGATAAGGAATTAGCAAGGATTGTTCGCGCTGATGGACTAGAAGTAGATCTGATGTTCAAAGGGGATCATAAAATCTATCTTTCTTGGATTGGTGATATTCGTTTTGCAGGAATTACAGAACTTCAAGAGATGTTGAAAGAAGTTAAAGCGGAAAGTGAGGAGGGGTGAAATTGAATAAGTATCTTACATCTAACAGTGTGTGTGAGATGTTTCATATTACCAAGCGCACACTAAACCGCTGGGAAATTCGAACACCTTGGGGTATTCCATTCCCTGCTCCTGCTTTTGGTTCTGATGGCGGAACTATGAAGCGTTACCTTACTACTGATGTAATTGAGTGGGAAAATGAATGCCAAAAGAAAGAGCTTTTAAAAAAAGCTATATAA